CATACATCAAACTTGATGATAGCTTTAGTACCGTTACCAATGAGACCTAAGCTATCCCATGAGTATGGCTCATAGCCACTGTCTGTCTGCATCAGAATTTCAGGTGGCCCCATGACAACGCCATTCTCTCCTGTATCCTTATTAATAAACTTAGGGTTCATGTGAGGCCGTTTAGCCTTGTAGTACTCTTTACCCTCTTTATCAGTCTTAAAGAGTTGAGCCATCATTCCCTTGTTAGGGATACCGTCCTTAATCATCTTGGACTTTTGCTCGTCATTGACAACACAATTAACGACATACTGTCCTTGTGTTTCATCAAACTTACGAGCCATGTCAGAACCATCTTGTGGCCCCATGTCACGATCCTCTGGACGTAACTTAGACCATTCCAACATGCATTCTACGTATACTTTCTTACCCATACTGGTTCCTTTCGTCGAGTCTGGTACATATATATAAGTACCTTTTTCAGGTTTTGTAACACTAAAGTACAAAAATATTTTCTAATGTACGTCAGCGTATGTTCTTCCGAATTGTGCATCTACCCCAAGTGCCACATTTAACTGTACTTTTTGGTTAACTTGGTCGATTGCCATAGTCATAATGTTTTCTTCTTTGTCTTCATTCCCCTCTTCTACTAAAGTTATAATTTCGTCGTGGAACTGTCCGATAGTCTTAAGCCCCATGCTGCGACATTCCTTAACCCAACTGTCGAAACAGAACACCCCTGTACCTTGGTTCAGTGTACTAAAGCGATCCTTATCAGACCGTAGACTGTACCAGAATTTAGATACAGGATTCTGTACCCACATAGAGCCAAAGAGTTCACGTACACGTAATCCCTCTGCCACCTTCTGTACTGACCAGTTACGTGACCAGAATGCGTCTAGCAGGGTCTGTGCCTCGTTTCTAGTCATACCCGTCTCACGAGCCAGCTTAGCGGCTCCTACACCATACGTAGCACTGTAGTTCACCACCTTGTAGTTCTTACGTAATGACTTAAGGCTACGTTCACCTGAGTTGTGCTTGTCGATGTCATCTTGTGTGATAACACCTGCGTGTTTAGCAAGGTCGAGGTGAGGGTCAAAACCATCTTTACTCATTTCAGCGACATAATCAGGGTCTAGGGGTTTCATGTAGTGTCTCTTTGTCGTATCCTCTAACGATGTCATATCAGCACCACATAATGTGTAACCTTCTGGTGCAGTTAGACACCCTCTAATTTCTGCTCCGTAGGGTTTATCAACTGATGGCAGGTTGACCAGTGGTCGGGCATGACGAAAGCGGAGTGTGTTAGTGAACCCTGCAATAGTTGCTTGCACATATCCATTGTCTTCTGACTCGACCATTGCTCTAAGAACTCCAATACGATGAGAAAGAACACTGAGGCCATCAAGCAAAGCAATAGACGGTTCTCGTTCAACCAATTCACGTACTGAGGGACAGAGTTCCCCGTCTTTCCGTACTTGTTCCAATTTCCGTTCATCACCAGTTACCTTATCTCTTAGGTATTTGAAGGTACGAGGTTTCCACCCCAAAGAAAAGAGCCAATCTTTGACCTGCTCCACACTGTTAGGGTTGGCACGTTCTTCTCCTGTTTTGACGACCAAACTCTGTGTAGATACTGGTTGCTTCTCTTGCTTGCAAAGCTCAACCCATCGTTCCCCATGTGAAGATAAACTACCGTCTTTCTTGTGCATGACTTTTGGCTTTTGTCGTGTTGCAAATAGATTACGTTTTGGCATTGCATCAGCGAGGGCTTCTGTCTTTTCATCCTTCAGTGTCTCCCACTCTTCTAGATGTTTCTTAGCTTTCTCTACATCTAATTTCCATCGTAGGGTTTCCTGTTCCCTAGCACAGTCCATCTTGAACATCAGGTAATCAATAAAGCGGTCTTTCTCTTCACTGTCCTGATACAGTTTATTTAGCTTTAGGTCTAGGTCACGCCACAGTCGTGTGTTGATCTTAACATCCTCATCACAACGATGAGCATACTCTTCAGGTGTTAGGGTGTTCCAGTCCTTGATTACTGGTTTAGGCACTCCATAGTCCTCTCCGTAGCCCTCAAGCCCATGCCGCATACGATCATGGTTTAGATACCACGACAAAGATAAAGTGTCGATCAGACGAGCCTTCACTTCGATACCCAATACCTTTTCTACGGCAGGGATATCAAACCTGATGATGTTGTGACCAATCAGTGTAGGTGCTTCCGTAAAGAAGATACGCATGGCTTCATAGTCGTGAGTATGATGCACATTTCCATCGTCCCCCTTCCATGATAATACGTGTATCTTTGTTAGTTGATCCAATAGACCATCTGTTTCTATGTCAAATACTGGCATGTTTACCATCTCTTTCTAAGTATCTGATAGCCATTTTTAAGCCATCTATATTATCCCCTAAGTGTCCTATAGATAGGTTGCAATGGTGACAAATCCAACCTCTGAAAGTCTCTTTTTCATAACAATGGTCTAAGACTAAACGTAAATCCGATTTACCACAACACTGACAAGACTCAGGCACAGGTGGTGCTGTTTTTCGTATCCTTGATACGACATCATTGTGGTTTCTTTGACAAGATTTGCAACTTGTACTCCTGCAATCTCTATGATCACCAGTCGCCCTTCGGTACAACCTGAAAGCAGACTTTGGTTTTTCTACACCACAGTGACGACAGGTAATAGTCTCTTGGCTTGGGTCGTATAAATCAACCCCATCCTTAAACAATTCACCCTGCATCAAATAACCTCTCTTAGTGTAAACGTATCGTAGTTAAACCGCATCTTACCCGCTGCACCTTCTTCAGATGATGGACGGTTCTTCTCAATCTTGAGATACGTTGTGTTTCGTTCCTGTAGGTCTTCAGCTTCCTTGTCACGATACAAGTCGATGATAACTGATGCACGTTGACCAATCATCTTACAATACTTGAAGTCACCGTTCTCGTTAGTGTGACCAATGCTTACGATACCTACGTTCAATTCTGCTGCAAGTTTAGACAGACGTACTGACAGGTCAGCCAACTGTTGTTCTTTGCTTTCCTCAGACGACCCAGAGATTACATCTTGGATAGGCTCAAAGAATATAAACTTACAACCACATGCCTGACTGAAGAACCTGATCTGGTCAATCAAATCCTCTGCACCTGCACCATCACCCAAATAAAACTGATAGAAGTTTTCATCCTTGGTGATGTCTTTAATGGCTTGCACTACGTCATCGTTACGTTCTTTACCGTCAATCAAATCCCTACGTGTTAGGTTGTCGTTAAGGTGATACGACACAAGACCAAGTAGAGAACGTAGTTTGGTTTCCTCTAGGTGCCATGCAGCAATCGGTATTCCCTTCTGTAGCATGTTGTATTCTAGATACCGCATTAGCTCTGTCTTACCGATCCCTGTAGGTGCTTTAAACACTGTGAAGTGTCCCTGCATCAAGCCAAGTATCTTATCGTCCAATGCCTGAATCCCTGTCTCAACATAGATATGCTCTGGTGTATCGTGATACAACGACAAGAACTGATCAGAGGTATTCAGAATATTCTCAGGTGTATACTTCTTAGCGTTCCACCATGCACTCTTGAACTCTGCTTGCGCACCTGCTTGTAGGAACTCGTTAGCATCTTTGTACTTGTCGTGTGGTACACGGTAGACCTTGTTAGGGAACAACTTAGCCATACGATCCGCAAGAGCATTACCTGCGTCATCTGTATCGACAGACAGGATGATCTTCTCAAACCCGTCTAGCCACTCCTTACAGTTCTCCCAGAGCTTCTTAGAAGGTGTAGCAGAAGGTAAAGACACAACAGGGTTAGTGTAGCTACTCTTAAGCATTTGTGCCACTGACAGGGCATCTAGTTCACCCTCTGTTACCGTTACCATCTTAGACGACCCAGAGGTAAACAGGTTCATGCCGAACAGTTCATCACCCTTGAAGCCCTCTTTGGTGTAGAATGCTTTCTCATCTAGACGACGAACCTTAATTCCCCCACTGGGGTATACATATTCTTGACGGTCAGGGAATGTCTTTACTCCGTAGTCTTCCATTGTCGTAGCATTGATACCACGCATGGATTGATAACGACCATCATCCTTACTTTCTATCTTCTTTGGTGTAAAACTAGTTACGTTCATATCATCCCAATCCTTATTTCCACTCGTGGGGTATCTGTCTTTTGCCCAAGAGAATGTCTGTTTTTTGTCTACTGGGTAGTTTCCACGACAAGCATGGCAAAAGCCATTACCATCTTCGGGCCACCACTTGAATGCATCTGATGAACCACAACCCTCATATGGACATGGTAAATGCGAAGTCTTTTCCATACTTATGTTTCCTACTTATGTTATATACTAGTACAAGTTATTAAACTTGAGTAGTAACCTATGTTATAGGGACACTTACCTATAAGTACTTTTACAGGTTTTTGTAACATCACAAATTGTTACAAATCTTTTCTAGTGCCACCCTCTCATGTCGTGATACCCACATTTTGTTGTGACCCATATGAACACCTACATCATCTTGTGACATATCATCCCAGTATCTCATACGAATAATTGCCCACTCTTCCTTTGTAAGACAGGTAAATGCAACTGTTTGTACCCTAGCCAACCATTCTTTACGTTCATATAGTTCCTCTGTTGATGGAACCTGAGACATATACTCTTCGTATTCCACAGAGTCACCATATAGTGCATTCTGTAGTGCAATAGCAGTCCAACCATCTACGTCATCATCAGATGACATTGATTTAGCTTTACCTTGAACGGGTACGTGAACAACACTGTTTTTGATATTGTAGTATTCATTCATTGCCCCTTGTGCATAAGAATATAATAGTTTCTTATCGGTCTTACCCTCTGCAATCAACTCAAGACACTTGAGTACACCTTCAGACACTAGGTCATCATACTCTTGTGGGTCGTTATATTTCCTTGCGAGGGATCGGCACATTTTCATTATATCGTCGTTATCCATATTATTCCTCTTTCAGGCAGAACTCACAGAAATCTGTGGCTGCTACATTCCCACAAGAAACACACTTATTTTCACTGTAGGGGGTACTGTTAGCTTTATCTCTTTCCTTTGCTCTCTGACGTTCTTCGTCAGTCATAGGACTTATCATGTACTCAGTTAATCCCATGTTACTCTCTATGTAGTCAAACACCTTCTGCATGTCCATCTGTGCAGCGGCACAATACAAGACCAACTTTAGTCCATACTCTGCTAGACTGGTCTTTACG